TTCAAGTAACCGAGGTTGGCCTGCATGTCCGCCGGGGTCAGGTCCTGCGGTGCCGCAGCGCTACCCGTCTGGTTGCCCTTGAACGTGAGGGCGGGCATGTTGGCCAACTTGGCGTTGGTCACCACGCTGTTGGCGATCGTCGTGGCGTTGGCCCCGGCCGTCGCGGTGACGTCGCCGGTCAGCGCGGCGCGGCTGATGCTGTCGGCGGCAACGGTGATCGACGCGTCACCGATGACGTTGAGCGTGTTGCCGCTCTGCGTCATACCGGCGCCAGCGGTGACCGTGCCACCGCCAGCGAACTGCGACCACACCAGTGCCGTCGTTCCGATGGTGATCGGAGCGTTCGTCGTACACACCCACGCCGTATCGGCGTTGACCGTGCCCTCCATGACGAACGCTGCGGCGCCCTCAGCCTCCCCAGCGGCATCGAAGTCCAGCGCCCGAGTCCAGGCACCAGACTGCGCCAACCAGATGCCGTTCTGCGATCCGGTCGTCTGGTCCTTACACAGCACGCGATCGTTCGCAGCCGGTGTCACGCCGTCAATCGCCGTCAAGCCCGACTGGGTGACGTTCGCCGTGGTGGCGATGCGCACCGCTTCCTTCCACGACAGACCGGCGGAGATGTTGTCGACGTAGGTCTTGTTCGCCGCGTCGGTGCCGTTGACCGGGGTGCCGACGTTCTGGACGGTGAACCCACCCATGTTGATCGCCGCCGTGGCGGCAGCCAGGGCGCTGAGCGGGATCGTTGAGTGCTCGGCTGCACTGTGGGCGGGGGAGCCGTGGGTGTGGTCTGAGCGGGCCACCGTGGTGGCCACGCCGTCGTTCTTGCTGATCCCGAACGTCGTCTCCGCCGGGACCGAGCCGTAGCCCACACCGGCCCCGCCCTGGGCGGCGACCCAGGTGGTGCCGTTCCACCAGTAGAGGATGTTGCCGGTCGAGTCGTAGTAGATCTGCCCCTTCACCGGAGCCGAGGGTGCGGTGCCGAGGTTCTGGACCGTGGCGTTCTGCAACTCGTTCTTGTTGAGGTTGATCGCGGTGAGGAAGCTGCGTGCCACTGGTGCCCCTAGCTGAGATACGCCGTACCGCTGAAGGCACCGCTGAAGGAGATGGTCAAGGTCGCGTTGTCGATGTGAGCCACGTCGCCTTCGACCGTCGACCCGGCCGAGTCGATCACGGTGACGTTGGGGAACCAGCCGAGGTGGTGTTCGACCATCCAGGTGGCCGACACCGTCGGCTGGGTATGGACGTAGCTCAACGTGCCGACCGTCCCGCCGCCACCGCCTCCGCTGCTGTCGTCACTATCGACCCACAGTTCGATCGTCGGATGGGCGGCGATCGGGTCGTCGGGTCCGACCCACACCTCATCGGTACCGGTACCAGTACCTCCACCGGTACCTGGGGGTCCCTGCGGTCCTGGTGGTCCCTCGGGACCGGGTGTGCCGACCGACAGTGGCACCCACTCGTCCGACCACCAGACGTAGAGGATCTGATCGGTGGTGTTGAACCACAGTTCGTAGTTCGACTGGACCGGAGCCGAGGGTCCGATGAATACTTCGTCGGCCCGCCGCCTGAGATCGAAGTCGGCACGTCGAGCGGACGGGCTGACCGTCCCCGGCTGGTATCCGTTGAACGGCATCAGGACTCCTGACGATCGAGCAACTCCTGGGCTGCGCGCGCAGCGATCATCTCCGTCAGCTGTTCATCGGTCAACTGCTTGGCCGCGGTCGACGTCACCGTGACATCCACCCGCTTCGGCTTCATCACATCGAGCGCTTCGAGATAGGCGCGCGCCGCCTGCACCTGGCGGGGATCGGTGCGGTCAGCCGCCGTCTCCTGCAAGGACTGCAGCACCTCCTGCACCTTGCCGGGGTTACCGACCACCCTGCGGTAGCGGTCCTCCCACAGGCGCAGGAACGCGGCGTCGTTCTTCAGTGCGCTGATCCACGTCCCCGTCTTGCCGATCTCCTCGGCCAACTCGTTCTGCGTCCGCGGTTCGCGCTCGCCCGGCGGAGTACAGAGCCACTCGACAACCCGCTGGATACGGAAGTCGTTTGGGTTCACCTGCACGGGCGAACTCTACGTTGCGGCGCGCTTCAGACAGGAGAAGCACTGGCAGTCCGCGATCGCTGGATCATGCTTGATCCGGCGAATCTTCGGCTCCTTCCCCAGGATCACTTCCTCCTCCGGTGCCAGGTCCGGGAACATCGTCATCTGGTACATCGTCCTCCGTCCAACTCAGGCCCCGCAGGACCCGCCGCACAGTCGTGCGACTGACGCCCAGGGCTCGGCCGATCTCGACCTGCGACGCCCCGAGTTCGTGCATCTCCCACAACACTTCCACTGCCGCCTTGGTCAGCTTCGACATCCCGTGCTTCTCGCCCTTCAGCACGTTGACCGGCGGCGCGCTGGCCCGCCCTTTGGCGAGCATGTCGGCGTTGTTCTCCGCGATCGTGCCGACGCGCAGGTGGTCGATCCGGTAGCACAGCGGCTGGTCGCACAGGTGCAGCACCACCTGGTCCGGACGCAGGCGCACCTCACGGATCTGGTTGAGCACCCAGCGATGGATCTTGTCCGACTCCCACCCGGTGTGCTCGGCGTACTTGACCTTCTTCTTGCCGTACCCGTACTTGTCCACCGCCCCCTGCCACAGCCGACATGGCGTCGGCTGTGGCGTCGGAGACGGGTAGTCCTTCAGCCGTCGCTGCGGCTTCGGGTTCTTCGGTGGAACGAACGGCTTGGTCGGGATGGCCAGGCGGGTCAGTGGTTTGAGCCGCCTGATCTCGACCATCAGCTTGATCCGAAGATCACGCCGCTCGCCTGACCACGCCGAGCTGGCTGATTGCCCCTACGCACTCATGCCCGAACGCAGCGAACCAACACGGCATGTAGACCTGCCCGACGCCCGCATGGTGCGTGCGCTCGTACCCTTCGGGCTCGACGAAGGCGAAACCGCCCACGTACGTGATGGCGTCGGCCGCAGCCCACAACTCGGCCGAGTGCTTCGTCTTGGACACTTGCACCAGGCACACACCGTTGCCGTGCTCCACGAATCTCCGCACCCACGCCGCTGCGTGGCTAAACGGCGGGTTCATCCACACCCGCCCCTCCCACGGTTGGGCGAGTCCATCGTCGGCCTGCGTGAAGTAGCGCAACGCTGGAAGGTGCGGCACGCCACCGAGCGGGGCGCACACGTCAAGATCGAAGGTGATGCCCATGCGCTCGAACACCCATGCTGGGGTGCGGTAGTCGTCCGACGTGGGATTCCCACCACGATGAATGTTGTCGCCGCCCAAGTGGGCGTTGCCCGCAGTCATCGGGCGACGCTATCTCGCAAGATCACGCCGCTCATCGAGCCCATCAGCCCTCGTCGATCCAGACGATGCGGGTGTGACCGCCGTGTCCGTGAACGTGCCTGATCGAGTCCATCCCTCGGTCGTAGTGCACGATCGATGACGGCCACTGGCTGATCCAGTGGAGCACGGCGACGTCGTCAGAGAACATCACGCCCTCTGCGACGACGCCGGTCCCACTGACTCCGGTGACGTCGACGTCTCGATGCAACTCGAAGCGTCGTGCGGTCATCTCAGCCCTCGTTGTCCCACAACTCGTCAGCGGAGATGGACTTCGTCGGGGGCTTGTACTGCGCCCGGAACAGCTTCGGTGCAGCGAACCCACGGTTGGTCTTCTTGCCCACACCCGAGAAGCCGACCTTCAGCCAGCCACCCGGATCGAACTTGCCACCGGCCTTCTTGACGGCATCAGCGATGGCGTCCTTCATGCTCGTCCCGGTGCCCTCGGCCACCTCGTACCGTCCGCCCTTGGCGAAGATCCGGCGGATGCCGTCGTCGTCCTCACCGGTCTCGTCGGTCTGCAGCGTGACCACCAGCTGCATCCGCTTCTGACCGTCCGGCCAGAACAACGGCTCCTGGGTCTCCATGTGGGTCTGCTGGGTCAGCTGCGCATCGATGATGATGCCTTCGACCGTGTCACCCACTTCCTCGAACTTCGCGGCCTTGCCGCCTCCTCCGAAGAGGAAATCGTTGGTATCGCTCATGCTCCCTTTGCTCCCTTTGTGTGGTGGTGCGTGTTGCCCAGTGGCAACTCGCTCATGTGCTTCCCGTTCGCCAGTCCCGAGGGGACGAACGGGAGCGAATGCTGCTTCTCGACCGCATCGAGCAGGTCGAGCAGCGTGGTCAGTTGGTCGTCAGTGGTGATCTTCTTCGGGCTGGGCAGCCCGTCAGGCCAGCGCTGCAAGAGCATGTCACGAGCCTTCGGGTACTGGCCGATCGCAGCGATGCGCTTCTTGGCCCAGTCGTACATCTGGTCGAAGACCGACGGCATCGGCATCATGTCTGGCGGCTGGATCTCCTGAGGGACCAGCACTTCACCCGCATACGGCTCCAGCAGGGAGGGCAACAGGATCTCGTGCTCGTCGTATCCCAACATGCTCCCGGCCTTCCACTGCTTGTCCCACTCCTTGACGTCGTGGGCCAGCAGTGCGCCGCGCAGGCCCACGTCGATCGAACACCAGATCATCCGGCATTTGGCCTTGCCCACTGGCAGGTGGACGAGGATGGTCCAGTTCTTGTCCAGCGGCGGTGTCTCTCGGCGCTCGTTGGACTCGACGTCGTAGAAGACGCCATCGGCGTACAGGGCCATCTGGACGCAATAGCCCGGCAAGGAGAAGTCGAGCTTCGCACCGGTCTTCAGATCACCGAGGATCAGCGTGCCTGGTTCGACCGTCGTACCGTCCGGCGCAAGCAGCGGCTTCGTCGTGCGATAGATGCGATCAGCCGTCCCCGCCGCCCGGAACGAGTCGTTGCACATGTGTACCTCGACGAACTCACTGACGAGCCCGTAGCTGTCGAGCGCCTCGACGTAGGTCCGCAGGTCGTCGGCATACGCTTCGGGCGGTTCCCACGTGTCGCTCTGATCCTCGACGCGAGCCGTCATGGCGTGCAGTGCCGTGCCCATATCGGCTGCCTCGTTGGCTGCACCCTTGTCGAGCGCCTTCTCCCGGAGCACCTTCATCCCGTCCCGGTCACCATCCTTGATGGCCATGACTTCGGCCTGCATGGCTCGGGACCCAGCGACACCGATCATCGCCTTGTTGATTTTCCAGTCGTTCAGGGCGAACGAGTTGTCCAGGACCTTGGCGTAGCCGGAGGGTCGTGAGTAGCGCAGCCACTTGCCTGGGTTGTTCGGATCGCTGACCATCGGTGCCCCGTTGGCCCGGCGGTAGTCGCCCTTCGATTCGTGTTCGTCGATCAGTTCGTCAACGTCCATCAGTCCGCCTCCTGGATGCCGACGAGCAGTTCGGTCAGCGAGGCGATGGCATCCTGGCGGTTGGACCAGCCGATGCCATCGTCGGCGCCCTTGAAGTACAGGATCACGCCACCCTTGTCGTCCTGGAACACGTCGAAGTCCCCGTCCTCGTAGATCAGTTCCTCGCTCATCCGACCACCACCTCTCCGTTGCGTACGGCTCTGCAGCCGAGTGGTGACTTCGGGCAGAAGTCATCAAGCGCTTCGAGGCGCAAGCACTCCTTGCAGATCGGCGCGCCCCAGTTCTGTTCGGCTGCACCGCACAAGGTGACTGGTTCGCCGCAGCAGCAGACGAGGTGTCCGACGTCGTCGCTCATCCGGTCACCTTCAGCATCACCTGTGCGCCTTCCCACGGATAGGACTCGGTGTCGCGCGCGACGACGATGACGATGACGCCACCACCAGCCTCACGGACGTAGCCGTGGATCCAACCGGGCATCGCATACGCCGTTCCTGGCGGTGCATCATCGTCGTAGAAGTCGCTCACGGCGTCGCCTCCAAGATGCGGCTGGCGTAGCGGTCGAATACCGAGACGATCGCGGCCTCGTCGATCAGGCTGATCTCCCACAGCAGGCGGGCCATCGTCCGTTCACTGCCGGTGCCTTTGTCGATGAACTCACGGAAGCACTGTCGCCAGATCTCGACGGTCATGGCTTGATCTCGTGAACGTGATCGACCCTGTCGATCCCGGGTGACTCCCAGCCACAGTCGGCGCAGCGCCAGTAGCCCTGACCGATGTACACCATGTTGTGGGTCCAGACCTGCTTACAGCCCTCAGGGTTGGGTTCGCTCATGCTGGTTCTCCCTCGTAGTGGCTGGCCATCTCGTTGAACACACCGAACCTGGCGATCAGCGCCGCCTCGGCCAGGCCATCGTGCTTCACCAGCTTGAAGCGTTCGGCGTACTGAGGGAAGAGTTCGCGGGCGAGGCCACGGCTGGCGGTCTTGTCCTTGCCGATCAGGCCCATCTTCTTCTTCCATGCCTGCGGCCTGACCCGCACCAGGCGGAAGCGATTGGCTGTCACCGCTCCGACGACGATGCCGGTGTTCAGGCCGAGGCTGAAGCTGGCGATCGAGCCGTTGCGCGGCATCGGCTGGGTGTCCTCGATGTACACGGCATCGGGTTCCCACTCGGTGAGCAACTCGTCGATGCCCAGACCATCAGCCCGCCCGTTGTACACCGGCATGGCCTGAACGTCATCGAGGATGCCGTTGCGGATGCAGGCCAGTCCACCCGTGATGCCTGGGTCGACACCGACGACGATCACTCCGCCTCCTCGTCGATCTCGCTCAGCGGCGTCTTGTAGTTCCACCGGTACTTGTCCGGGGGCCACGGCGTCAGACCAGGCGGCTTGCGCGGGGTCACCTTGGTCAGGATCGCCCCGATGACCAACGAGTTGAACGACTTGCCGGTCTCGTCGCAGTAGTCGTACATCTGCTCGCGGAACCAGTGCGGCACCTTGACGTTGACCTGCACCAGTTGCTCACGGGGGTCCTTGCGGCGCGGCGAGGGCCGTTGACGGATGTGACTCATATAGCTACTATATCTAGGCATAGTCGCCATGTCAAGGGTCGACGCCACCAACCACAAGGAGTAGCGTCGCGTCCACCCGTACACAGCAAGGGGGCCGGTGGTTCACGCCACCGACCCCCTCAGATCATCCGCCCTAGACCCCGGCCGGATGTTTCGTATCCCTCGGAAGGACACGCTCATGAATGACCATAATGCACCAGGGCCAGACCCAGCCGGAAATGACCGGGTGCTCGCCGTCTACGACGCAGCGATCAGGCTGGCTCAGCGCGGATATCGGGTGTTCCCCTGCCGCTTCGGCACGAAGCTGCCAGCGACGCCGTCTGGCTTCCACGACGCCTCCCATGACCCGCAGACGGTCAAAGCGTGGTTCGGCGGCTCACGGCCGTTCAACGTGGCCCTGGCCACGGGGAGACAGCCCAACGGGCTGAACGTGGTGGTGTTCGACCTGGATGTCAAAGGTGAGCACAACGGGATCGACAGCTGGGAGCGGGCCTGCCGGAAGGGCGGCACCGATCCGTACTACGGGATCCCGGTCCACGCGACGCCGTCGGGCGGAGTACACCTGTTCATGGACGGCAGGGCGCAGGACGTGCGGTGCATGACGAACTTCCTGCCCGGCGTGGACGTCCGGGCCGATGGTGGCTACGTGCTCCTGCCGCCGTCGGTGATCCTCGACCGCTCGACGGGCGAAATCAGCGAGTACAGGGCCGACATCGCGGGGTTGGAGCCGTGAACCAGTTGCCGGACATGGACCCGCCGGAGATGCCGTCGTGGCTGATCGGGCCGCTGCTGGCCAAGCAGGCGCCTCCAGCGCCGTCTCAGAGCCGCCACCCGTCCATGCTGCCCCTCGACACGCCGGGGGACTGGGTGCGGGCCAATCTCAGCTGGGACGACTACCTGGTCAAGCACGGCTGGACGGGGATGCGCAACGGCTACTGGTGCCGACCGGGGAAGAACCCACGAGACGGGCACAGCGCCGAGTTGCACGACGACGGCAGGCTGGCGATCTGGACGGGCGAGGTGCCCGACACGCTGGTCAAGCTGGGCACCCAGCAGTCCGACGGAGGCATCTCGATCAGCCTCTACGACTTCATCGCCGCCTACGAGTTCGGCGGGGATCGGGCAGCGTTCGGTGGCCACGTCAGGCTGCAGATGATGACAACGCCGCCTCCGGGGTCTTCGAACTCCCCGTCGGCGGCGTTGTTGGGTGAGGACGGTACTGCGCCCGATGACGGTCCGCCGCCGAATTCCTGGACCGAGGATGTGGATGTGCTGGCAGCGCTCGAAGGCCGAACCTCCGCCCCGGAGCCGACGATCCTGGTCCGCGCCGACGGTGTGGGGCTGTTCTATCCGGGGTCGCCCAACCTGATCTACGGCGACAGCGGGCGTGGCAAGGGCTGGGTGTGTTGCGTGGCCCTGGCCCAGGAGATCGAGGCGGGCCACAACGTCATGTACCTGGACTTGGAGGACACGATCGGCTCGATCAGCGCCCGGCTGCAGATCCTCGGGCTGGAACCGGGCCAGATCGCTAAGCACCTGACCTATCGGCACCCCTCGGACCCGGCTGACCCGGTGGCGATCGACGCCCTGATCGAGACCTGCAAGGAGCGGGAGATCACCCTGGTGGTGATCGACTCACTGGGCGAGGCGTTCGCCCTCGACGGGATCAACGAGAACAACGACGCCGAGGTGGGGCCGTGGATCAGCCGGGTGGCCAGGCGGATCGCCAATCGCTCGGGGGCGGCGGTGATCATGGTGGATCACTCGACGAAGTCGCAGGAGTACCGCTTGCACCCGTCGGGCTCGAAGCGCAAACGAGCGGCAGCCGAGGCGGCGTACCTGGTCGAGCCGCTGCGGGATTTGGTCAAGGGCCGGGGCGGTGCCTTGAAGTTGATCACGGCCAAGGACCGCCACGGCACGCATATCGCCAACCGCCCGGCGGCGATCATCAACTTCCTGCCCTCGGGTGATGGGATGCGGGCGGTGGTCTCGCCGGTCACGGATGATCAGTACCTGCCGGAGACGCCGGTCGAGGCGTTCACCAAGGAAGTGACGGAACGCCAGCTGGAAGTCCTGGGCATGGCTCGCCGTCTCGAACGGGACACCAAGAAGGCGTGGACACGGACCAGGCTGGCTGAGTACGTCGGCGGGAAGGCCACGACGACGAGAGAGGCGATCAACCGCCTCATCGAGCACGGTCACTGCACCGAGGTGGGTACGTACAAGAACTCTGTGCTGCATCGTGTCAGCGAGGACGCTCCAGCTACTCGGTTCGACCCCTGAACACCTCTTGGCAGGACCCCGTCCCGTCCCCCCCTCTAGGGGGGGGACGTGGTGGGACGCGGTTGTCCCCGACCCCGTCCCTACCCCGTCCCATCTCAGGCATAAGTCCTGGTAGTGACCGTCCCGGAGGCCGTCCCTAGGGCGTCCTTTAGGCCGTCCCGATGGGCGTCCCTTTGTGGGACGGCCTTGAACGCTTGTTCGATCGAGATCCACAGGTTGTACACAGAACACATGTGCGATTCACGTCCCGACGGGTCTCATGTGGGCGTGGCTGTTCGCCTCCCTCAGAAACTTGGTATGGGGTAGGGCACCACTACCTCCGGGGGTGCAGAGGGGTTAGAGGCTAGCATATAGCTGATATACTTATGGGGTGAGAGCAATATGGCAAACGCCACCAAAGCCCACCAATAGCGGAACCGATATGAGGTGAATGTCGGTCGGCTACTACACGTGTAGTAGGCACGGTGCATAAACGTGCGAGGAGATTAGCAGTCTCCTACTACACGTGTAGTAGACCGGTCCGATAAGAGAGCCGCTAACCAAACCAACAACCAACAAGAATGGAAAGTCAAATGCCTGAGATCAAGATCACCAAGCTGTCCAAGGCCGATGCGGATATCGCACGGAACGAATTGCTCGCCGTTATCGCAGAGGAAACGGCCGTCGGGACCAAGTACTTTGAGGACACGTACAAGCTCCACGTTCGGGCGGGCCGTGCATATTGGACGGCCTTTCTCGCCGTGAATGGCGACGACAATGCGAAGCCGCAGACAACGGAATTCGCCACGATCAACAATGCACTCGGCGTGACGGCCGATAAGAAATTCCTCGGTCTCCGTGCAATGGCGACACTGTCGGAGGATTACATTGCATTTCGGGCGGAGAGCGTTTCGCAGAATGCTTTCACGGTCGCCAAGGTGGATAGCGCCAAGGTGAACGGTGGCAAGGTGCCCAATTCATTCCGTGCAATTGCTCCGGCTCTCCGTGCCATTGTCAATAGCGCCAATGGCAAGGCCACGACGTCCAATCGCAAGGGTAGCGATGAGAAGATCGCCGCCGCTGAGAAATTGGTGGCCGATAAGAACACCGCGTGGACCTACGGATTCTTCGGTGCGTTCTCCGGCGATTATGCCGACGGTACCAAGTGGACGCCGACCACGGCCGACAAGAACATGCTCCGTGGAATTGTCAATCGGAGCGGCGTCGATATGGCCGCTCTCCGATCGATCAAGAAAGAGGACGTCGAAATCGTCCGTGCATTGTTGAACGGAATTCTCGACGACGTCAAGGCCAACGGGCCGACGGCGAATGTCGATATCGATACCGAGCCGACGGATATCGAAACCAAGGTGAAGGGTAGCCGCAAGTCAGCGACAAAGTGAGGCAATAGCAAGCCTCATCGATAATGGCCCGCTTGCCAGGAGACTGGCAAGCGGGCCATTTCTTTACCCCAAATTCCCATCATTCACTAGGCACGACGCCCTACTACACGTGTAGTAGCGGGCTCGGACCAGGTGAGTGACCAGGTGGCGAAGCGGAACAGGGACGCTACGGCGCTCCCTCCGGGGGTCGCCACCAACCACAGATCGACCAGGTATCGACCAGGTCAACCCACGTCCCTGGCAGTCCCGCCGGGGATCAACCAAACAGAAAGCAGTACATCACCATGTCCATCACCGGACGCCCTCTTTCCACCAAGACCATCGTCAAACGTCTCCGCCATGTGCGGGACAACTCGCTGGTCGACTACCCCGACCAGGCCCGTGCTGTCGACAAGATGGGCAACCTGCTCCTCGACATCCCCATCGACCAGCAGACCCCGACCAACCTGCGTCACATGGTCCGTGACCTGACCATCATCGTCAACGACTGCACCATGTCCGCCGCTGAGCACAAGCTGCTCGGCACGGTGCTCGACAACATGGAGCACCGTCTAGAGCAACTCGGCCAGTCGAAGACGTCGACCATGAAGCAGCGGATGAATGCCTCCGCCAAGGCCATTGATCCGGTCGCGTTGATCGAGGTGCCCAACGGCAAGCCCGAGTGGATGCTGGCCAACGAGGCAGCAGAGATGACCGTCGTCTCATCGACCAAGGCTCGCTCCACCTCCGCCATCATCGGAGCGATCGACGTCATCCTGGAGGAGGTTGGCTGCGGTGCCGGTGACAGCGACGCCTTCGACACCCTGCACCACCTCATCGACGTCCTGGAGCGTCTCGTCAACTGACCTGCCTCTACTACACGTGTAGTAGCCCCGAGATCAAAGCCCCACCTAGCTTCGGCTGGGTGGGGCTTTTGTCGTATCTGCGAACCGCTCAGAGCGTCCTGCGCCAGCGCTCCGGCGCTCTGAGCGTAGCCCACCTGTCAAGTACCGACCAACAGGAGAACCAACATGACCATCCTCATCGCCGTGCTGACCCTGCTCAGCCCGCTACCAACCAACCTCGACCTGCCGCCGGAGATCGATGCCGCTGC